ACATCTTCTTCCTGTGCTGTGTTTCGCTCGTCTACATAGACCTCATAGCGGTCAAGATAGGTCGGCTCTGCACTGGAACAGAAGGTCGTGCGTTTTCTGGCACTGCCCTCACCGCAGCCCAGCACATAGGCGAAGTTTTTCTGCACGGCATCGTCCGCCGCATAGGAAAAGGATAGCAGGTTGTTGTACGCATCGGAAAATACGATGTGGGGATTTTCATCCTGCAACAAACTGCGGTCTGTTCCGAAAAACAGATCGCATTTCAGAGCATTTCCATCCAGCCGCACATTTGCCGAACCGCCGATGGTTTCACAAAGGCTGTACAGCCATTCCAGAATATTGTCATAGCTGACCTGTATTCGTGCGGTTTTCTGCCAGCAGTCACCGGAAACCGTTCCCATGGAAAAACCGGGCAGATTGCGGATTCCGGCAGAAATCACATTGCGGGACAGCACCTTGCGGACGATGTCCTCATAGCTGCCGTTTGCAGTGATGGTGGGATAGATGATTCTTCGTTCCAGCAGACAGGCAAGAAACCGTCCGGTGACAGTCAGGTAATCGCCCTTTTCGGCATCGGTCTCCAATTGCAAAGATTCAATAATGCCGAAGTGCTGTGCATCATCGCTCCTCGCCACAATTCTGCCACGCTGAAAGATAGATACATTCTGCGGACTGGCAGCGATATACACCTCAAAGCAGCCGCACTGGTAAAACTCAATGTCCCACAGGAGAGAAGAATAGCTGTCGCAGATGGCTTCCAGTGACACAGAAATCTGATCTTTCAGAGCTGTCAAGCTGTAAATTTCCAACTGCATTTCTCACACCCCCAGATAGGAATTGCGGTGCATCAAAGTCACACGCAGCTTTTTCACCCCACGGACTGCCTCGACCCGAAAGATATTTGTGCCTTCCTTCAAGGTCAGCCAAGTCGAACCGGAAACCAGCCGGTTCAGGATGTTGCTGTCCACGCCATTTCTGGTCAAGGTGACGGTCTTGTTTCCGGTTTTCGTGGTAACCGTAATGACATCGCCGGTCAGAATATCGCCTTTGATTTGCAGATATTCGCCGTTTTCGTTGTAGATGGTCGGTGTCACGGCAACCACTTCCTGCGGAATGTCGCTGGGCAATGCTTCGATTCGCAGCGTGAATCCGGTTTCATCCCCGTCATTGGCAATGGAAAACAGATTGCTGTTGGAATACACACCCAAAGGAAACGGAGCATCGCTCTCCGGAAAGGGAAAGTGAAATGCTCCGATCACACCGCTGTAGTAGGCGTAGAAAATATCCCGGCTGTACCAGTAAATATCCGGACAGAGAATGGAGATCTGCCCGCTGATCTGCTGCTCGAAATTTGATACTTCACAGGTTTCCACATACCCCTCAGCATAGACATCGATATTTGCCGTCTTGTACCAGATCTTGATGTATCGGGACGGCTTGACCACCTGATACAGCTGATGCCGCCGTTTCTCGATGCCAATGCCACGCATGGCAAAGGAGATGACCACGTTTCGTTTTTCAATGAAGGCATTGTTGAGGTAGCTGCCGTTCATGCCTGCATAAGAAGAAGTGGAAATCGTCCCGGCAGGTGGATTCAGACCTTCGATTTTGGAGGTCATGTACTGGTTGGCGGTCGTTGACAGGTTCAGCTGTTCGCCGGATTGGTTTTCTAAAATCAGGGTATAAAACATGAGATGCACCCCTTTACATTTTGTGTTTAATGATGTATAATAGAGACAACAGAGACGTTGGTTCTCTACGCAAAATCGGAATTTGTATAAGATCAACTTTGGAAATTTAGTATAGGGAGAAAGTAAATGGAACAACAGATAAAAGAACGGAAGAAAAAGCTTACTATAGATTTGTGGATAATCGCTCTGGTTACGATAGCAGTCTATATCGTCTATGGTGTTTTCGGAAGCAGAATAATGAGTTTTTGCAAAAACAGTGATATTTCCGTTTGGCCAAGACTTTTGATGGCTGCTGCATTGGAATTTGGAATAGCGGGTCTTGGCATTACTATTGTAGGCCTAATGCGTAAAGAATCGTTCGCAAGTTTCGGACTTCGTTGGGAAAACGCAATCAAAGCTGTGCTTTGGACGATCGTGTTTTTTCTCCCGTATATTCTTTTTATTTTCCTTTCAGGACAATTTGAGGGGTACGAACCATTGAGTATTATGGTTACCCCGGATCTTCACAAAGCAGGGATCGTAGCTACCATTATCGGAACACTGGTTATTGCGGTTGTCTGGGGCTTTTTTGAAGGCTTTAATTATGTTGTCATCTGTGAGAAAATCAACAGACGTTTCCCGGTAAAAACTAAATTCTTTGATTGGGGTGCGCTTGTGGTTTCAATTATGGGCATTCTTTTTCATCCCATGAGCTTCAGCATACAGGGTATCATTGAAATTGTAACTACCTTTATAGCCATTTATGGAATGCTTCAGGTGAGAAAAGTATACAAAAATGCATGGGGATGTGTTTTTGCTTTTCTGTTCATTTGGAATGCGCTTTGACATACATCTTGTCACCTAATCTCATAATATAAACGAGTAAGACAAATTCTGATTTACCGAGAAAAAGGAGCGACTTAAATCGCTCCTTTTTAAGTATTCAGCGCGTTCCTCGTCATCCTATAAATCTCCAGCCGTGACAGCGACTTCGGACTATTATTTGTCTGATTCACTGTGCGGCTGTTGTCGTTGTTATAGTAGTTGTTGACCGTACCGCCGGAACTGCCGCCAACGACTGCACCGGAGATACCGTTCAAGCTGTAATTCAAATCAGAATCCATAGTCAGCTGCATGGCTTTCGCCACACCGCCGACGGCTTTTTCCACATACTTCTTGCTCTTGTCGATGCCGTCTGCAAGCCCTTTCATAAAGTCCGGCATCCAGCTTTCGTAATCGGTCAGTGGACCTTTGTCCGGCACAGAAAAGTGCAGGAAATCCCGAATGGTATCGGCAACATTGGTGACGCAGTCCGCCAGCCAGCCGATGGCACTCTGAATGCCGTCAATGATTCCCTGAATGATGTCCCGTCCCCAGTTCCAGGCATCCGAAGCCAGTCCC